GCTCGGTGTGGACGGGGAGGCGGGGGCGCGCGGCGCGTGGCCGCGCGCCCCGGCCGGTCAGGCGCCGCCGGAGGCGGGCTCGTCGGTGACGAGCTGAAGGCCGCGCGCGTTCTCGACGTAGGTGAGCGCGTAGCCGAACAGGGCGGGGTCGATGCCGCCCTTGGCGATGTCGAGACCCTCGACGCGGATCGGGGTGCCGGGCAGCTCGCGGAACTTGACCGCCGCCTGCGTGCCGACGAGGACCTCGCCGTCGGGCAGGAACGGGGTGGTCTCGTCCGCCTGGTAGGGGGTGGACATGACCTTGAAGTTCGCGACCTGGCCCTCGGTGAGGTTCGTCAGCGAGGACGACAGGAGCGCGAGGACGTGGTCGTGCGGGATGAGCGCGTACTCGCGCCAGTCCGCCTCGGACAGCACGGCGAACGTCGGCGCGGCGACGCGGTTGACCTTGAGCGCGCCGTCGACGATCTTGACGAGCACGCGGGGGATGTCCGCGGAGGCGGTGCCCGCGGTGAGCGCCGTCGCGCTCGCCTTCGCGGTCTCGAACGCGTACCAGTCGGACTCGCGCGCGTAGCTCTCGGTCATGGCCGCGAAATACTCCGCCCAGAACTCCTCGTTCGGGAAGTCCCGGTAGGCGCGGTCGATGTCGTGGGCGCCCGCGAACCGCTGCGCCGTCCACGGGTCCTTGCGCTCCGCGGCGACCGTGGCCGACGGGACCGCGGCCTTGTTGCCGGAGTAGCGGCCGACGACGGGCTTGGTCGTCCAGTCCCAGCCCTGCACCTGGAGGGACGTGAGGGGCAGGTTCGTGAACAGCGGCGTGATGCGGCGCTGGTACGGGCTGCCGTTCCAGAGCTTGCCGAGCCACGCGGGCTGGTTGATCGCGTTGCCGGGCGTGCCGGTCCCGGTGTAGCGGACGTCGGAGAGCGCGGCGAACAGGTCGCCCGCCTCGCGCACGCCCGCCGTGTGGAACGCCTCGGCGGCCGAGCGGAAGTCGCCCGTCGCGTGGGCGCGGGCGAGCGCGGCGAACAGGTCGCGCGGCTCGTTGATCGTCAGGCCGCGGTCGCCGCCCGGGGCGGGGGCGCCCGCGGGGCGCATCCCGGCCGGGAGCTGCGCGGCCAGGGTCGCGGGCTCGACCGGCCCCGGGGCGGCCGGGGCCGTGGTGGGCGCGGTGGCGGTGGTCGTCGGCTCGGCCGGGGCCTGCGAGGCGGCCAGGGTGCCGACGGCGGACGTGCTCGGGCTGGTGCAGGCGACGCCTGCCGCGTGGACCTGGCCGCAGTTAGCGCAGGGCATGGTGGCTTCCTCTCGGTTGGTGCCCTCGGTGGGCTTGGGGTCCTCGCCGACGTCTGCGGCCAGGAGAGTTGCGGACGGGAACGCGCCGACCGGGACGAGCGCCGCACCGAACAGTCGGCCCGCGATCGCCTTACCGGCGCGGATCACGACGTCGGCGACCTCGGCCGACACGGAACGGCGGCGCCCGGCGTCGATGTCGTCGAGCGCGGCGTCGCCCTCGGGGGTGTTCGCGATGCGGAACGTGGCGACCACGCCGTCGTCGGTCTCCTCCAGCTCGACGGCGCGCCCGATCGGCGCGGTGCGCTCGTGCAGGTCGTTGAACGTCACGATGTCGGGGTCGGCCGGGAGCGTGAACACGCCCCGGTCCACAGAGAAGCGCCCGAGGTTGGTGCGACCGACCTCGCCGAAGGGCAGCAGGAGCGCGCGCACGACCCGGTCGGCGCGGGACGCGACGAGCAGCCCGCGGGTCTCGATGATGGCGGTGGTCATGGTCAGTCCTCCGCGAGCGGGGTGGTGGTGGGCTGGGTGACGGTGGTGTTCCACGTGAGGTCGAACCGGATGCTCGTGCCCGCGGGCACGACGTCGTCCATCGAGAGGCGGGCCTCAATCGCCATGGCCCAGACCGCAAGGGAGTAGTCGGTGAACGTCGAGCGGTCGCCCTCCTTGGTGGAGTACGTGAGGGACGCCTGGGTCTGGGTTGCTTCGAGCAGCGAGGACGGCAGGCCGGTGAACCGGCCGACGTCGAGCGCGACGGCGTTGCGACCCTCGATGAACATGGACGGCTCGGTCTGGCCCATCTCCTCGACGTCCCACCCGTAGGGCACGACGACGACAGAGCCCTCGGGCGAGTGGCGTTGCTTGAGGTAGACCTTGGCGATGTCGTACCCCTCGGCGAGCGAGGCGTCGATCTCCTCGCCGGTCTCGGGGTCGATCTCGGGCTCCTCGTCGAGCTCGATGTCCTCCGTCTGGCGGATCTTCGTGACCGGGATGGGGTTGCGCACGCGCGCGGTCCAGGTCTCCTCCAGGTCGCGCGCGCCGCGGATCGTGCGCTCGGCGCACTCCAGCAGTGGGTCCTGTGGGGAGGTGAACAGGATCACGTCGCTCGCGTTGGGCGTGTAGTACCCACCCTCGCCGTCGGCGATCTGAATCCGGTAGTCGGTGTCGAAGTGCCACCACTCGCGCGCGACGCGGACCGCGTCCGTGATCTGGCTGCGCGCACCGCGGGTGACCGCCCACAGGGAGAACCCGGTGAACATGAGGTCGTCCAGCGTCCACAGGACGCGGAACTGAGGCGGGATATTCCCGCTCGTGCGGTACAGCCACGCGGGGGTACGGATCGGCTCGGGGTCGCGGGCCTGGGTCTCGGCGGCGTCGAGCTCGTCGGTCCGGTACGCCTTGAGTGGGTGCTTGGCGAGCGGGGTGCAGATGAGCCACCGCGCCTTCGCGACAGCCGGGACGCTCATCGCCTCGCGCCGCGTGACGGGCACGTAGTCGAGCTGGAACACGTCGGCGAGGGCGATCTTCTCCAGGGTGCCCTCAGCCCAGGGAGACACGATCTCGCGTCGTCCGCGTCCGGCCGTCACGGCTCCCCCGGAGGGCGCGGTGCTCGTGAAGAGCTGCATCGCGGTGCGGAGGCTCACGAGACCCTCGCTGTCGTCTGGCGCATGGGTGGAGGTTGGCACTTCTGCGCAGGGCGAGCAACCGACGTCACGCGGCCTCATCCTCGGCGTCGCGCACGCGTCGGCGGCGGCGGCGGGTCGCGGTCTGCTTGTCGTAGGACCACAGGGCGAGGGCGGCGGCGGTCAGGGGGGTGATCGACGACGCGGACGCCTTGTGCCCGAACAGCCGCGCGGTCTCGCCGTGCACGCTGCGCCAGCCGGCCCCGGCCGCGGCGAGCGTGAGGTCCTTCTGGTCGAAGTGCCGGATCGTCGCGTCGGCGAGGGACGCGACGAACCTCTGGGTCGCGCCCTGCATGTCCTTCATGTTCATGGGCGCGAGCTTCACCGGGGGTCGCTTGCGGGAGACGACGTCGGCAGGGTTGGTGTTCTGCCCGATCACGTCGTAGGCGAGCGGGACGCGCGCGGCGCGCGCGACCTTGTGTGCCTCGACCGGGAGCCAAGAGACGCCGGTCCGGTGCGCGAGGAGCTCGACGTACGCGACGCCGTCGGCATCGCGCCAGGCGCACGCCAGCGACGCACACGAGCCGTCGGGCGCGACGTCGAAGGCGAGGCCGACGCGCTCGCCGCGCGGGCGCATGTCGACGACGGCGGCGGTCCAGTGCGCAGGGTCGATCGCGGACACGGAGAGGTCCGGGGGCCACTGCCCGAGGTACTCGCGCTGGAAGTCGACGAGCGAGAGGTCGGCGAAGTTCTCCTCGATGATGTCCACGCTCGTCAGGGTCCCGACGCCCGGGTGCGCGGCGAGGAGCGTCTCGACGTTCATGGTGGGCTCGTCGTTCGGCCGCGCCGGGTCGATCACGACGGGTTCGGCGTGCTCGGGCGCGGCGTACTCGAGGATTCCCCACTCGCCGCGACGGCCCTTCTCCAGCGCGGTCCAGAGCAGGCCCGCGCGCACCTTGCCCGCGGTCCCGGCCACGATGAGCTGCGCGTCGGGGACGGTGTCCATCGTCGGGTTGATCCCGCCGAGCAACTCGGACGCGGCATCGTCGTCGGTGGTCTCCTGGCCCTCGTCGAGGATCACGAGGTGGTACTCCTCGCCGCGGTACGCCTCGGGGTCGGGCGGCAGGACCATGAACACGGACCCGTTCTCCCACTCGACGCGCTCGCCACCGTTGGAGCGGTAGATGCGACGGTGGACGTGCGCGCGGGTGCAGCCCTCGGGGTTAGACCGCGACGGCTTCGCGCAGGGGTCCCAGCGGTCGAGCGCGACGGCCATCTTCAGGAACCGGTCGCGCCCCTTCTTCCCGGACTGCGCAGAGAAGGCGACGTAGTAGTCCGGCCGCTCGACGCACCGCCCGACGGCGAGCGCGAGGATGCCCTCGGTCTTGCCGGACCGTCGCGGCTCGGTCTTACCGATCCGACGGTGTCGCGGACGGCCGTCGTCGCGCGTCGCGTTCGCGATCCGCCCGAACCGCTCCTGATGCGGCGACGGGACGAACCCGAGCAGCCGCGCGCCGGTCACGAGCTCGCTGATGTCGACGGACGTCGGCACCTGCGAGGCGTGCAGCGGAACGCAGTGACGGCGTCCGCGCGGTTCGCGCAGTGGCGGGAGCCGGACCCCGTCTCCCCCGTGGGGAGAGAAAGAGAGGGGTCGATAGGCGTGGGCTCTCGCGTCTGTCTCAAAGAGGACATTCATCGCATAGCGATGCTCGTCAATTCCCCTC